TCACCCCACCACCGCCCACAAAAACACCCGCCCCGTCGTCGCCGAGTTCGCATGCGCGATCGTGAACGCGCCGTTCGCGACCGCGCCCACATACATCGTGCCGTTGCCGACCTCCGCCGCCGCGTTCGCGGACGCCGGCACCAGGATCGGCACCGATCCCACGGCGCAATTTGCCGTCGTCACCGTCGTGCTCGATGCGCCCGTCGCCAGCGTCACACTTCCGACGGCATTGGAGCGTCCGGCTGCGAGCTGCTGGATCGCGAGCACGATCTTCTTCAGGTCGGTCTCGGTGATCCCTGGGACATAAGCCGTCATAGCGTGCCGTTCGGTGTGAGATCCGGGACGAGGCCGGCGCAGAACGACCAGTTCGTCGCGGCGGGGATGCGGACCTTGAAACGGGAGTAGCGGGTGTCGCGCCGGATATCACAACGGCCGGTCCGGGCGTTGACCAGCACTTCCGCGCCCGGCGTTGCCGCTGCCGCCGGCGTGTCACGCCAGGACACCGAGCCGAACAGCGTCGCCGCATCGGTGATCGGGCGAAAGCCGCGGATGGTGATACGGTTCTCGTCGGTGCCCTGCTCCGCGCTCTCCAGCGTCGCTTCCAGACTCGGGCCACGGAAGAAGCCGAGCACATGGGCGTTGGAGAACTGTGCGATCTCGGGCTGCACCGCGGTCGCATAGGCATCGAGACTCAGCGTCAGCGCATCCAGTGACGAGGAGATGCTGTCGAGATTCTCGAGCGTCAATCCTGTCTGCGAGATACCGAGCAGATACTCGCCGGCCACCGCCACCGGAAAGAAACGGTCGAGCAGAAAATCGTAGCCGAGCAGCTTGTCGTAAGCGCCGACGGTGCCAGACACCGATTTGTAGGCCCAGTAGACCCGTGTCGAGCGTGGATCGGCAGCCCCCATGAAGAGCTGGAGATTGCCCTTGTCGAGATCGGCGAGGAAGCTGCGATCGACCTTCTCGCGACCGATCTGCTGCGGCACGCCGCCCGGCTCGATCTTGTGAAAGCCCTGGCCGGCGTAGAAGAAGATGCGCTCGCCGGCGCGGATGATCGAGTACGGCGCGTAGAGGCCCTTGTCCTGGGTGATGCGATCGATCTGGAAGATGATCGGCGAACCCGGCACGTAGGACATGCGGCGGATCGCCTGATCCTGGAATACGATGCCGGATTCCCCGCCGGCGACGCCGCGAACGATGCCGCCGTCCGGGAAGTCCTGGAAGTCGGACGACTTGATCCCGCTGGTCCAGCTGTCCGCCGCATTGAAATTGTTCAGCCCGGACCACTGGATCCGATACGGCGTGGATAGCAGCCCCGACAGCACCAGAAAACGGCCGACCACGCTGATATAGGCGGCCTGCGGCGGTGCCCCCAATGCGTCGGCAAAAGCCGTGGACGACGAGAGGTCGAAGACTTGCAGCACCGCGTTGGCCTGCGTCGCAAAGACGAAGTTGCCGGTCTGCGCGAACTGCCATTGCGCGGTCGCCGACAGGGCTGAATACGAACCTCCTGCTTTGGAGACGTCCACCCAGGTGAAGTCGATGTTGTTGAGCCGGTAGAGCTTGGTGCCCGTGCCCGCAAAGGTGACGACGGTGCCGTCGGACTTCAGCGCATAGAACGCGCCGCGGCACGGCGCCGGCAGCGCAGACGTGTAGGCCGAAAAAGACGGAAATGGTCCATAGCCGTCGCCGCGCGGGATGACATTGAGGATGTTGCGCGAGGCCTGGCCTTCATAGTCGCTGACATCCGGGCGATATTCGCCGTAGGAAAGGAGTGGCATCTTTTGATCCTATTCGAAAGTGTACGCGCCAAATGCGCGCGTGCCGCCCGTGTTCGGCGGCTCCAGGAGCCACGGCTCGCAACGCGGCTCTCCATCTCCTCAACGTGAGCCCGGATCAGCCGCCATCGACTTGCCAGACCTGTGGCAAGGATCTTCGGCTTGGAGATGTGATCTTTAAGATCGTAACAGGCAAACGCTGAACGACGGAGTCTTCGCAGCTTCCGATCATTCACTGCTCGCTTCCGCACGTGAGCAAAGGAATGCCCGCTCGCGCTGCGCGCGCAACCGGGACATGCAGGCCGGCAATTTGATATCAGCTTATGAGCGGGACTTTCTCTGACGACGCAGCCTGGAAATCTGTCTCTTCTTCTGCGTCACGCACTCGTCCACCATCCGACATAGCTGACGATGAAAGTCGACACCGTAGCAGAACGGCAAATATCGTGGAAAAACGACTTCGTAAGACTCCCTCTCGAATTTGATCATCTTCAAACGGTCAAGCGACGCGCGAACAGCCATACTCGCGATTGTCAGGGCCTGAAGCCCATCCACCCCTCGAGCTCGACGAACTCTACTGTCTTTGAACCCTTCGATCTGAAATGAACAAGCCCATTCAACCTCATACGCTTCATCACGCTCGGGAAAACCTAGCCGAGCTACCGCCTTGCGCTGGAGCTTACCGTAGTTGAATTCATACTCTATCAGCGCGCGTTCATTCCACGTCATCAACGAGGCCCGTTCAAATGTTCAGACTATAGCGATCCAAAAGGCACCGACCGCACCTTCCATTATTGCACTGATCTAAGAACAAATGAGGAACGACGTCAAGTCGCTAGGGAGGGTCGAAGTTGCCGAATTGATTGTCACACCATTCGGTCTTGTTGTTTCCACTCTCATACGTTTTCGACCAGCAAGCTCGTTTGGCGGTCTCGCCTCCGACTGTCTTACTCGTCGAACCTGATGGGATACTTCGGCAAAATTCTTCCCAATCTTCAGTGCTTCCACTGGCAGCTCGTAGACAACGATTAAAGTCGCTGCCCCCTCCACCAGACGCTCCGACCCGAGGCGAAATAAGGCTCCAGAATTCTTTCAGCCGCCGCCAGAACTCTTGCGCCGGCGCCTCTGAGCCTTCGGGAGCGGGGACAGGTCCAAACGGCGGAAGAGGCCTCGGCCGCGAGAATTGACCAAATCCAGCGGCGACCGGGGCTACTCGGTCACTTGATTGAGGACTGGCAAATTTTGATTGGGGCCCGTTCGCATTGTTGCGCTCAAGCGAAGCCGAGAGACCATCTTGTTGAATTGCTATGCTATTGCTGGTTTGCGACGAGTCTTTCCGAGTGAGTTGTCTGTAGTTCGGATCAAAGCGTGGATTACTCATGTAATTCCTCTGTTCAACTAGATGGCTTTGTCGGACGCTCGTCACGTGGGTTGAGCAGCCCAAATGCGCCGGGTGAAATGAAATGCACTATTGGCGAACGTGATGTGAGCACTCTCGCCGAGAATCCGCGAATCCTGGCCTTTTCAGTCGCTGAGGTTAGGGCGATATTCGCCGTAGGCAGGGAGGGGCGTTATTCAATCGTCCAAGGTTCGGGTTCGATCAAGATTGGTGTCCAGGCATTCGCCGTCTGCGCGCCAACCGTCCATGCGCCTGCAGCGTCGGTGGATCCACTCCACGCTGGCGACGGTAACGTCGCCTCCACCTGCCACGACATCGTGTCGAACGGCCGCCGAACCCAGGCTTCATGGTCCCGGCCAGGTGTGGAGTCGCCGCCCGCCCAGATGAAGGCACCGCGTTCGGATGTGAGCGATGCAGAGAATTGGCAGGCCATTCCCAAGACCAGCGCCGCGCCTTGAGCGGCGAGCACGCGCGCTGTCGCCTTGGTCGGTACGCCTGTCAGCAGAAATGAGCCGCCGAGGCTCAGTTGCTTCGGTGTGAACGCGATTGCATTGCCGGCACAGATGAAAGCTGCGGGGCTGGCCGCTTCTGCGATTCTGAAACTCACCGGAATCCCGGTCGCCAGAGCGCCAGCGGTCGCGACAGCCTGCGACATGCTAAATGTCGATGCTCGTCCGGCGAGACCGACCGGGCCCTTAGCCGCCACAAGCAAAAAATTGCTGCTGCCCGGCAATTGACCGAGTGCCCAGCGTCCAAGAGCGTCAAAGCCCAGCAAAGACATGACTTATCCAACCAACGCGATCGCGGCCATACCTTGATAGGTGGCGACAGAGACCGTGCCACCGCCCACCGTTCTCATCCCGAATGACACGTAATGGTATCCCTCTGACGAGACATTAGTCGGCCACAACGGATTGTAGCTCGCGCGCCCACCTGTAGTGACGATATTCCAATCAAGTCCGATGCCGGTTAAAACGCCATCAAGGAAGACCTGTAGTCCCGTCCAACCGTTTGACGTGTTCGTCATCATGCCGTAGGCGCCAGCAAGAATAGCGTCATCGGCAAAACAGACGAATTCGGCCTTCGACACCAGCTTTTCAATATAGGCGCTGGTGTTTGTCTCGGTCGAAGTCGTGTCGGTTGCTCCGGTCACGGACAAGCGCGCCCGGTTGAACCAGGTTCGTACAAAGCGTTGAGCTGCAGTGTCTTGCCAGGCTGGGCCGGAAACCGCGCGAGCGATGCCGACAAGCGAACGTGTGTCATCGCCGCTCTTGATTTCGGTGCCGACATTGCCGGACGTTGCCGACGTCGCATGACCGATCGTCGACGCTTCAAGTCCATTGACAGCGACGCCGGAGCCGGTCGCATAGATGTAGTAGGTTACACCGGCAGTCAGGCCGGTCGGAGCCAATGACAAGCCTCCGGCCGGAATGGCGCACGCTACGCCGTTGATCGTGAGCAAATTGCCATTTAGGGGCAACAGCACAAGATTTGCACCGGATTTCACCAGCCTGCATTGACCATATGCGCGAACGTCGATGTTCTGCCGCGCCTGCGCCTTCTGCGCGTCGGTAAATGCGTTCGCCTCCTCGATCGAAATCAGGTCTTCCTTGATGCCGACGACGGCAACGTTTGGCGCAGCGATGAAGCTGACCTTCGAGCCGGCACCCGATTGTCCTGCAGCCATCCCTGACCCCGACGAATTGCAAAGCACGGTCGTGCGGGCAAACGTTCCGCTTGCCGCCGTGTAGGCGCCCTCGGCAATCTCCCACTGGGTCAGGTCGCCGCTGATTGCGATGAACTTGTACTTGCGACCATCGACCGCTCCGGCCAGCACCGGCGACTGACAGCCGCCGACCGTCGATGAATACACCCAATCCGTGGTGCCGCCAGACGCGGGAATGAACCGGCAGTTGTTGAGAAATGCAGCCATGTCAGGTGATCGTCAGGATGCCATTGGTCTGATCGAGATCGATGGTGAAGGTATTGCCGTTGGTCAGCGTGATCGCGGTGCCATAATCCCACCAGCCGATCAGCGGCTTGGTCGACGACGTCGAATTGTAGAGCACCGCGTACTGAAACGGCCCGATCGAACCGCCGGATGCCGTCCACGCCGGATCCGTCGCGCCGACGAACTTGAAGGTGCCCGTCGTTTGCGCGCCCGTGATGGTGCCGACACTGTTGCCGCCGGCCGTATAGCCGTTGCCCGCAGCCAGATCCGCGGGCGCGTTGTAGACCGTGTTGGTGACGACCGGAGCCGTATTGGTCAGGTAAACCTTGTAGACCTGCGGCGTCCCCGTCTTCATGTCGTGCAGCGCATTGGCGACATCCTGCACGAAGCAATAGAACTTGTTGAAACTTGCCATATCGCCCTCCTAGATCACCTGTCCCGAAACGCGCACCGTCATCGGCCCGGCATTGAAGGTCGATGTCAGCCCGAGATTGTTGAGGTCGGCCAGCGCCGACGTGAAGCCGAGCCCCCAGGTCTGGATGCGCGCGTCTTCCTTGATGTACGGTGCGGATTCCAGCAGCGCGCCGTAAAGATAGAGATCGGGCGCCATGCTCAGCAGCCAGTTGGTCCCGTTCGCTGCGAGCGGCGGAATGGTCTGGCGATAGACCATTTCGATCGTGTAGGCAGCGTCGGGCGTCGGTGCGAGCTCGAGTTCGCCTCCGAACACGGTGAAATAGCGCGGCCGTGCGGCTACGTCGGATGTCGCGAAGCGATACTCGTCCATCTGCGTTCCCGACTTGAATTCGAGGCATGGCTTGCCCGTCACGCTCGACAGCCGAACCCGGCGCATGGACTGGAAATCCGACGGCAGCGAGATGAACTCCGGCTCGCTTGAGCCGAGGTCGACCAGCGCGGTCGCCCGCTGCTCCATCTGCCGCACGAACAGCTGGCGGTTGAACTTGGATTCCGCGAGCTGGACGAAGGTCGGGATGCGCGCGATCAGCGTCGTATCCTGGTCGCGCGCGAGGTATTCGGTCACAGCCAGCTGCAGTGAGGTGTAGTCGGTGATCTCAGTCATTTGAGCTCCGCTGACCAGCCGGCCTGCAATTTCGGCCTGTCGGTTCGCAAATGGGCCCATTCGGGATCGTCCAGCTTCCGCTGCACGATCGCGTCGAATTCGGGCGTGAATAGCCGCAGCGAGGTGTTTCCCCTCGCCTGCTCCTCGTTGAGCCATTGGACGTAGATGACATTGGGGATGCGGGCGACGTGCCGCCCCCAGTCGCCGCGCTGCTCGTCCCGGCGCGCCTGCCTGTTCCATTCCAGGATCGGCGCCACGTCCTGGACATGCTCGATCGCAAGCTCGCGCCCGTTGCTGTCGAGATGAGGCCTGATCAGGACACCGTCCATCACGAGAGCTCCGTCACCCACAGCGTGCCGGCAGTCGCCGTGACCAGGCCGTTGGTCGCGGCCTTCAGCGCAGCGATGCGCTGGCCAGGACTGACGGTGACATATTCGACGGTGTTGGCCGGAAGGTAAGGATCCGAAATGGTCGCGGTCTGCGCGCCGTCGCCGACGCGAAAGCAACAGCCGGAATTGGCGACCAGGCGGAGCTGATCGGTTTCCGGCCCGAACGCGCTGGCCGCACCGACGCTGCTGTCATAAGCGATCGTCTGCGTGGGGCCGACGCGCGAAGAGTTCTGCTTGTAGAAAAACGGCATGTCAGGCGGCCCTCACGGAGATCGAGAAATGCATGGGAATCGTCGCACCGGACGCACCGGAGGGCGTCAGGATGATCACGTCGTCCTCGTTGAGATAGGTCGGCGACGGCGGCACGGCCGAGAACAACTGGCCCGCTGCAGATCCCGCCTGCGTCACGGTGAAGGTCGCCAGCGTCGTCGCGTTCGCCGCGACAGTGATGGTGCCATCGGCAGTCGTGATCGCACCGCCGAGGATGCCGGCGACTTTCAGCACGCGGCAGCGAAAGGGAACGCGGACATAGGCAGCGACAGGGCTCGCGCCGCAGGACGGCGTGTAAGCGGTGAGATCGGCGGTATTGAGGGTGCGATTGCCGGGAAGCGGCATCTTGGCTCTCCAAAAAGAAGGGGCAGCCCGAAGGCTGCCCCAAGGTTGGGATGAATGATGAGTGTGACCGATCAGGAGGTGGTGTTGTCGAACACGCCGCCGGAGGCCTTCTCGTTGCGGGCCACCAGCGCGTATTCGGCCAGGATCTGCCGACGATCGGAGTCGCCGGTCTTGGCCAACGGGATCGAGATCATGTTGCGGCCGTTGAGATAGGCGACCGCCCATTTGTCGAGCTCGAGCACCAGGACATCGCGCGGACGCTGGAAGCGGTTGGCGACCACCTTGAGCTTGCCGAAGTCCGATTCATAGGCATCGACGGACGCCACGATCTTCTTCGACTTGGATTCCTCGATCGCAGTAGACCGGCCGGTGAAGGTAGAGAACACCTGCTTGTTGAAAGCGCCGGTCATGATCGTGCCCGGCTTGCCGCCATTGCCCCAGATCGAGGACAGCACGGTCTTCAGGCGCACCTCGGTGAAGGCGAGCTGCGTGCCGTCGATTCGCGTGCCGGTGCCGTCGGCCGCGGCCGGATCCGCCGCACCGCCTGCCGTCCCCTTGGACGTGTTCGAGAAAATCCAGGAGAGGACGGAAGCGCTCTTGCGCGGCGTCGTGGTGTTGCCGACGACCTTGGCCTGGTTGGTGCCGCACAGGATGGTTTCGAGGTCGCGCTTGAGTTCGAGCCCCTTGAGCATTTCCTGATAGGCCAGCTCGTTGTCGCGGCCGGCGTGGTCGACCGCCTGCTGGGTGCCCGAGACCCGGGCGACCTTGTAGGAGATCTGGCAGAGATTGCCGAGGCGCACGGTCGGCGTGGTCGTGTTGGTGTTGGGATCGTCGCCCTCGAGCTGGGCGTTGTTGGCGTCGGCACCGGCGAGCGCCTGGGTCTGCCATTCATGATTGACGGCAGTCGCCTTCTCCTTGTCGACGCCGCTCATGAACGGCGTGTCGACGGGGTCGATGCGATAGATCATGTCGCTGAGGTCTTCGCGGTTGCCCACCGCGGAGTAAGTAACGAAGGTGGAGGTCGGTAGAGTCATCTGGGTTCCCCGATGAAGGCCGATTGCGTCGCGTGACGCGCAGGGGTTTCCTGCGCGGCAGCCCGCAAAGGCGTAGGTGTTTCTGGTTGCTACGTTGCGATCTCGCTGCCCCGATGGCGCGGAAGTCATTTCCGGTTCGATATGGCGAGCCTTAGCTGCCGGGAACCTGCGTTATCCACGCAAGGGCGGCATCGACGGATAGAAGCGTCGAGAAGTCTATGCGAAGCCGACGATCATTATCCGCACCCGGTACCAGGCGCCCGGTTAGGAAAATCCGGGAGAGGGAAGTTGCGGTCTTACGCGGCATCAGCTTGACCGTGCACGCGTCAAACGCCGGATAAGCGACTTGTCTTGAGAGCGATCGTCTCCAGCCAGCTCGTTTGAGGGCGCAAGCGCGGCCGTGGGAGCGAACGGCAGGGGCGCCGCTCCAGCGTCGAAAACGGACGATTGGTGTCCATCGGCGTTCGGCTGTTGCTGACGCCGGATATGGTCGATGACGAGATCTGCCATCGACATAGGAGGCTCTTGCGGCTCAGTCGGAGGCACGGCTTGGCTCATGGGCGGCGCGCATGCCCGCAGTGCGTCGGCAATTGAATCATTGACGCGCGACTCGATTGCCTGCGGGCTCGGGTCAGGAATATCGAACCTGGTCAAGGCGTTTCGGAGCGCCTTCTGCACCGCATTGCTGAGCGCTGATCGATTGATGCGACATAGATCCTTATCGTTGAGAAACTGGATGCTATGATTGGAAAAGCGGGGATGCTGATAGTACGGGCTGTTCGGATTGTAAAATTCTCCCTTGGAGTCGCGATATGCCTCCGCAGTTCCGGTTACCCGCGCACCATTTTCGTCCGTGACGTCGAAAGTCTCGATGGGCAAGATGATTCCTTTCATCCGGCGTCCTCCGCCGGAAGTTATCAATCCAATCCCGTTGGAAGTTCAGTCGGACGCTTTGCAAGCCGGCGGCAGCAGGACGTACAGACCTTTCGATCCGTCCGGACTGAAGCGTGCAACCGTCGCAATGTCGTCGTCACGGCTCAGCTCAAGCACTTGCCGGCAAAAATCAGAGTAACGCGCGCTCTCGGCCTTCCTGAGCGGCATCGTGAACCAGATATCACCAAAATGGTCGTAGGTACGACACGACGCGCGCGCGATGGAGTCGTAGCCGACCCCCAAGTTCGATCGGTCATCTTGGTTACAGGCAAATCGTCGCCTCGCCTTCTCATCGATGGAAAACGTCTCGTCGTGCCCCAAGAACAACGCGATCAGTGCCGCAATCCCGGCAGGCTCGCCATCAACGGCCAGGACGCCGGCGGGCATGCGAGGCGATGCCAGCGAGCTGATCGGTTGCAGGACCATTGGGTCGGGCACGGGAAGACCAAGTGATTCAAGCAGCCTGTTTGGACCATGGAACGAGAATCTCGCCGCCTTGCGGCTGCGCTCGAGCCAGAGCGAGAATTCATCGAATGACAGCATCGCTATTGCGTTCGCATCGACCGAAAGTAGCTGGTGGAGTGGAGAATGCCTTCGATAGATCGAGAGAAGTGCCATGCGTTCCGCAACATCGTCCGCTCGTTGCGAGTACTTCGCGGCTAGCTCGAAATGTTCTCTTTCCACGCGGACATTGGAAGCGCGAGCGGCAAGAAAGTCGACCTCGGCAATGTCTTCGTGCAGGACATAGCGGACCACGCCACGAAGACACTTCTCGAGCATGGCCGGATTGTAGTGTCGCGCAGTCACGGCGAAATCGCCGAAGACATAGTCGATTTGATAGGGATGGGACAATTCGCAGGGCGCGACGTCGGGAAGCCGGCGGGCATTGAGCAACAGCGCACGCAGTATTTCCTGATTGACATGCTGATCGTAAAACGACAGTTCGGGAGACATGGCCAGATGGATGCCCAGGATGGCACTCGTTCCGGCCTCTTGCGACGAGGCCGGCTGGCTCGTAAGGGCGAGCGACATGCAGATTGCGGCGATGCGCCTGAAATTTTGGATCAGCATGCTGTTCGCCGCCTGCCTGGCCACGGAAAGGGTCGTGTTTACTTCGATCTCGACCGAGTTCGCGGACTACGGATCGTAAATGACCTTCATATCGAGACGCAGCCGAGCTACCATCTCGTCCACCTCGGCCTGCCCTTCCGGATAGGACTCGTAGACAATCCTGGCCTTGAACAATCTCGCGATATATCTGGGGTGAAGAGTCCACCCGACATGATGGTAAGCCTGAGTATCGGGATAGCGTGACTTGACGACTTTTCGCAGATAGCGATTGTCCGGCGGCGGCTCAAAGTGCGGGTCGAGCACGCGCTGCTTGTAAGAGCCAGCCTGAGCCAGCACGATCTCCTGCCAATGAGCCTCGTCGGCCGGCAAGGGCCGACAGGACCCGTGCTGCAGGCGGTAATCTCCATCTCGCGTCTTTTCCATCGCGAATTCGGCGCATGATGGCAGCGCGGGATCGGTGCTCTCATAGTCCCACGCGACCAATGCGCCCTTGAGCACATGAGCCCGATCGGACGCGATCAAGAGATAGTTGGCGCAGCTCGACAGACACTGGTCGTACACAACGACCACAGCGTGTCGTTCACGGACTACCTCGGCAAGAGCAATTGCCGCCGCAATATCGCCTCTTGCGCTTCGAACGACGAAGAGACCGCCTTCCTTCAGCTTCTTCGCCGGCGATATGTCGGCATGATCCTCGATCCGGCCGTCAAGACACAGGATTGACTGATCGTCGCTGAGCGCGATTGGGCGCACGGCAACACTGCGGCAATAGTCAGCCGCGCGATGGAATGCCTCCTTGTCGAACAAGCTCTCTTGGGCACCTGACGGACCGAAAAGGAAAAGAGTGAAAGCGCAGAAGGAGAGCAGTGCTGTGAGTGAACGAAATATGCCGATCACACCGACGCGCGTGAAGTTTCGTACCAGCATGCTGATCGCCGCCAGGTTTCCGACTGGCCTCACGAGCGCGCGAGCGCTAATGTATCGTCGCCGTAGTCACCTTGACTCCCAGTGCGACGACAATTGGCGAATGGCAGGCCAGTCGCCGAAGCGATCGTTGAAACTGGCGGACCGACCTTCCGACAAGGGATCATCTTCCCTGACGAATGGCACCGCGGGTAAGCCATTGGTTGTCTGCGAGGTGCCTGCCGTTCCCCGGCTCTGGCGCAGATAGTCGGCAATCATTCCCGGCAATCCTCCGGGCTGCGGTGCCGCCGCCGATTGAGCGGCGGCAGGGCCACCCGGCAGAGAATTCCAGGCGCCGTAGCGATCGGCAACAACACCGTCGCGACTTGGAAAGCCCAATCCACGCAGCGGAGCCGAACTGACCGGCCCCCCGGCTGCGGCCGCCGCCTGAACCAGATGAGGGACACTGGTGTCAAATCTGGCAGGGTCAATCGTGGTGCCGCCGTTTACGGCAACGCCAAGAGGTCCCCCATTTCGATGTTTTTCTCCCAAGGCCGGGGTCGCATCTTCATTTTTAATGACCGAGTAATGCAAATGAGGTCCGGTGCTGCGGGCACCAGTGCTTCCGACGTTGCCTATGATATCTCCGGGCCAGACGCGCTGGCCGGGCTTCGGCATCGAGCTGCCCTCCTGCATATGAGCGTAGAGGCTATAGCCCGCTTCATTCCTCACGATGACGGTGTTGCCAAAGTTGTCGTTGAAACCAGAATAAACGACTGTGCCAGGTGTCGCCGCCGGAATCGGAGTGCCCGGGCGCGCCGCGAAATCCTGTCCTGAGTGGAATTTTCCGAGTTCGCCCGTGATCGGATCTTTTCGCCTGCCATAGGCCGAGGTGCGGCGAAACGGCGGCCCGGGATTGTAGGGATCACTCATTTAATGGCCTTTCCGATATCCAATATCCAGCCGGCCCGACATTTGTTGTTGGCCGGATCAGGACATAAGCGCTCCGTCAGCCTCCAGGACAGCACTGCCGTGGCGCCCGTTGGGGACACATACAGCCGAGGCATGGTTTGACCGGCTGCCAAGGTAAACTCCTGCCGGAACAGCAGACGAAATGAATTGTCGCGGAGTTCTGCCGCGTAACGCGAGTAGATCGCTTGCCACTCCTGGTCGGATGGCTCTCGCGGATCGAGTGGCCCGACTGTGCCTATGAAACCCTTGCCGCCGCCCGAGGCCTGCTCGACCCGCTCCTTCACCCGCACGCATCGCCAATTCGCGATGCGGCATCTGACAAGAGGACCACCGGACTCGTCGGCCTCCGTCACGAGGAACAGAAAAAGCGACTTCTGTTCAACGTCAAACCAGCCTGTACGAACGTACGATCCCTTCAGAAGCCTGCCTCCCCCGATCTTTTTGCCCTGCATGTCCAGGACATCGATCGTGTCGGAGTCGGTTGCAAAAAACTTTGAGCTGTCGGGAGCCCAGACGACTTCCGAAACGGGGTGACCAATCGCCTCCGATAGGTTAATCGTGCGCAACTCTCCCGCTTCCGCCGTCAGTTGCAGCGGCCGGGTTGAGGCCACGATCTTCAGGTCGGGTGAGAATGATACCTTGATGCTGGGGTACGACTGCTTTTGGAATGTTGCGAGGATCTCGCTTTTGCCAGTCTCCAGTTCGAATTTCCTTACGCGCCCCGCATCATTCTCGACAAAGGCGATATAGCGACCGTCCACGTCGCATTGAGCTGGACCCCGGGTCGGCGACGGAGCGGAGATCTTCGTGCTCCCATCGTATGCGTCGACATACCGACCATCCGTCGCGAGCAGATAGCGCTCCCGATCCCCGCACCACGCGATGAACTCGCCTTTCGGCAGCGGCGTATGCGGTAATTTCTCGAAAGCCGGAACGGCTCGAGGCTTGGTTGGCGGTGCAGGCGAAGCCCCTTCTGCACGGCACGCAGTGGCCGTGACGAGCAGCCCCAGCACAGCCAAAAAGAACGAAGAACGCAGATCAAGATCAATCGAACGGAACCGCATGCAAGCACTCATTCCTTGGGTGCGGCCGTGTACATGGCCCCCCATCAACAATTCTGGAACAAACACGGAACATTGTCGAGTATTCTCGCCTTGGTTGCAAGAGCTAAATGATCCCGAACCTCTTCCGCCGCTCCGCGGTTTCCGCAAGCTCCTTCAGCTCCGCGCGCGCCAGCTTGCCGTTGGCGACGACGCCAGCCAGGTGATCGCGTACCTTGCCGACGATGTTGATGGCGAGGAACAACTTTTCGCGACCGGCGGCGTCGTCTACGCTGGTTGCGCGCCAGGCCGCGATGTAGCTGTTCTCGAGCGCCGCAAACGCCTCGTTCAGAATTTCATCATCGCATAATGCTTCGGCACGAGCCGCCCTCGCAGCCGCCCTCTCCAGAGCGCTCTCGTCAGACATCGGCTTCCTCTCCTCGTGATTTCGTCGTCGCGTCTTCAGATCGTGGCGCATGGCGCATCCGGCGAGATCGAGCGACGCCTTGGCAGCATCCATCCCGCGCTGCACCTTCGCGCATTGTATCTTCTGCTGCTGATTGAGCGTCTTCGGGTGCGCATCCAGGGGCACGATGTTCGTACCCAACCGCTGCGAGCGCCGTCTCGGCATCTGTAACGAGGACAATAGCGTCGGATCGGGTGCCGGCCGCGGCGGGTGTGTGAATTGTGCGGCCTGTCTCTAGCTGCCAACTGCCTCGCCATCATCGGCTGTTTGAATATCCATGAGGCATGCCACCGCATTCACCGTAGCGAGTTCAAGCCTATTTGGTTTAGCGATGCTTCCTAGCATTTTTCCAGGAATTATCACCTTCGCCTAGATCCGCGGCGCGTACGGGATAGACTCCTAGCGTATCCTCCCCGTTCGCGTCCCGACCGTATTCATCCACTGCGTCCGGAAACTCGACCAGAAATCCTGATGGATCGTCGTCAGGCACGTACACAATGGTTCCTTGAGAACCGGCCGGCACCGGTATCCCGGGTATCGCATGCTTGAGTATAATGACGTCATGTAACTCGAACATTGGATCTACCTGCTTGGGAAGGCTGTGTTGAGCCGTGGCACTCCGTCTTTTCCGATCGTCCAGCCCGTGATGACCGGGATCGTGCGGCCGTTGGCGCCAGTGACGTGGATGGGCTGGTTAAACACCGTCCCGTGCTGCGTGATAGCTTTTTGGACTGCCTGAGATTTATCGAAGACCAATTGCTTTGCAAGGTCTTCTGTATTTTCGCGACCGAAGCCGAGCGCCTGTTCGAACCATCTTGCCTTCGGACCACCACTAATGTGCTCCGGACTAAGCAGATAGCGATTCAGCTTATCGCGCACGCTGGCGGCGGACTCTTCGGCTGGACTCGCCGCCACCGGTATCGACCTGCTTGCCAGCGTCCGGCCCGCTGCAAAGCTGTCCGTAACCGCGGGCGCGACCGTTTCCGCGGCGCACCAGGCACCACAGCGTTGATGGTGCCTCGCAATAGACCCTTACCGAATAACGAACCATCGCCATTACTTGCCGACCCGGGGGCGGAGATCGCGTCGTCTAAGCCACTTCCTGCATGGCCGCCGGCAACGTCGCCACTCGATCCAACAGGGACGTTTCCCGTCGCCGCTCCATTGACGGCGGGCCGACTGGCGCCCGCTGCAGACTTTTGCGGCTGGGCTTGCGGCGCTGACTGCGTTTGCGCTTGTTCAAACCGCGCCTGCGGGAACGTGCCGCTATCACTGAACGGATCGTGTTCGACCGGAACGAGGGTGATGTTTTCAAAGTCCGGCTGATGCTCGACCGGCACCAGAGAATAATCAGACATGATGAACGACCTGCAGAACTTTTCCGGCGGGGGGCATCAGGCAGACATTGATGGCCGCCTCTCGTCTTGCGTGCGCCCGCCGGATACGCCCGCTGCGCCTTCCCCATTTCGATCGCCGCCTTCAGATGGGTCTCCAGCACCGTCATCTTGGCGTCGAGCGCAGCCTTGATCTTGGCGAGCTCGATCTCCCCTTGCGTCTTGACCTGGAGATGGATCGCGTCGGCCTGCGCCCGGCGGCTCTCCGGCAAGGTTCAGACAGACGGAGTAAACCGTCCTACGACAACCGGGGACTCAACATCCAGATACAGATTGGCGCGTGCGTAAAGACCGATGACATGCTCACCAGCTTTGACGCTCGCTTCACTCGGATACAAAAGTTTCTCGGTGGGAAACAGACCATGCTTCTTCGCATCAAGCGATAGCTGCTGTCGATTCTGCTTGAAGAACGTACCCTCGACGAGGCCGTACACCGGCCCTTTGAAGTCGACGACGAAGTTACCGTCGCGCATCGGCCTGACCGAAAAGTCTGGCATATGGGTCACAACGTCCAGCAGCGCCGCATTACACATTACACTTGGCAATATCCGGCTCGGATGAGCCATTGTCAAAAACCGCAGTCCCATGCTCGTAGACCAGAAAGCTCCTCTGCCGGTCCGTGTAATGCGCCATCCGATCCACAAACCAGGCCGGCGCTTCTACGCGGGTGAGTCCTCGCCAGGTGGGCGCGGGATATTTCATGCTTCGGCCTCCGATGCATCTTTGCTCTGCTCGGACAATATCGCGCGAATTAAAGCAACAACCCTTCGGATGGCTAACATGGTACTGGCATCGGGCTCGCGGCTCATATGATTCCAGCGCCGCTGCTCCAAGAACAGGTGTGCCCGAAGCCGCACCAGGCCGCTGTCGGCTGACAAGGCGGGCAAGTCCCGCCAGTTGAGCTTGTATGGGTCATCCTCGGACGGATGAAAAGTCAGCGCGAAGCGTCCGATGATCGGCCAAGGCTCTGATTCGCTCGGCACAGCAGACAGCTTGAGACTCTTCGTCGGAATGATTGCTGGAAATGGAGGAGATGGAGGAGATCGAAATGTCGGCATGTCGTACCTGAGCCTACGGAAGCGTACCTTTGATTTCGTCCGGTGAGATGTAGTGCGGAACCAGGTACTCGCTTTCGCTATATAGGCTGTATGGGTTTGGAGTTGCTCGGCCCGGCGCCAATTGCAGCCGGTAGGTCGTGTCACCGTGTATTCGCGCAACGTTAGGATCGGTGGTTACGGCGATATATGGAGACGGCGGATTGCGGCTGTCAAGCGCGTGCTTCGTCATCAAGTCGTGCTGGTCCCCTTCTGCCAAGACCGCTTCGGAGTAGGCTTGGCCTCCCGCTCGTGCCGCATGCGACCGGAATTCCGTGAGGCCGGCTTGATCGCCTCTATAGAAAGTTTGTGGCGCATTCTCTGCCGCTTGTCCAAACCTCGCGCTCGCTTCTTCTGCGGCGGGCGGCAGAGTCTGCGCGGCGCGTGCTCCCGTTCCTAACCTGGCTGCACCGAGCGGACCGAGCACGCCGAGTGCGCCGCCGGCGAATCGGAGAGGCACCTCCCAAGGAGTCCCCTCGCCAAGCTGGCCTCCGGCTTCGCTCCCCAGGCCGCCCAGCACAGCCGCTCCGACTTTGAGAGGCACGCCTCCAAGCGCTACATAGGAAGCGGGATTGCCGAGAAATTCCCCGACTGATGCACCGAATTGGCCCGCCCGGCCTTCCGGCCTGTACATCGGCCCCGTGACTTCCTTCTCGAGAATCTGCATTCCCTGTTCTGGAGTCGGCGCGTCGACGTCTTGCCCCATCTCGGCCTGTGTGGCGCGTCCCAATGCGCTCGCCGCGCTGTTGAAGCCAGAGACGACCCCGCGAGGGATGGACTTGAAGAAGTCACCGGCCCCTGCCGCGAGGGTAGATCCGGTGGAGCCTGTTGTTGCCACGCCAGGTATCGGTGCGCTGGATCTGCCTGCTCCCATCGCAGACTGTTGAGTCTGCGCCTGTTGCGCCTGCGCTTGCAGGCTTTGCGCTTGCTGGGGCTCATCCTCAGGGAATGGGTTGTGGTCGACTGGAACGAGAGTGGCATTCTCGAAGTCCGGCTGATGCTCGACCGGCACCAGAGAATAATCAGCCATGATGAACGACCAGGAGATATTTGCCGGGACGGCCCGAGTCCGGCAGATAGTGGTGGCCGTCCCTCGCCTTGCGTGCGCCTGGCGGATATGACCGCTGCACCTTGCCTGCTTCGATCGCCGCCTTCAGATGCGTCTCCAGCACCGACATCTTGGCATCGAGGGCGGCCTTGATCTTGGCGAGCTAGATCTCTCCTTGGGTCTTGACCTGGAGATGGATCGCGTCGTTCTGCTGCTGGATCTGCGCCTAATGCGCGGCGGTCGCGGCGTCGACCTGCACTCGCGCCAGCACGGCCTGTAATTTTGGATCGGGCGACAGTCGATGCGGCAGGGAGCCGTATTAGCAAACGTTCGGTTCTTGTGCCCTCATCCTGGATGCATCCAGCCCCACAATCACGATCTTACGAGAAGACGCGTAACCGCCCGGCTTTATTGCCCCTACAACCCTTCAGGTAGTTCAGTGAGAGAATCGATAAACTGCTTCAGTGTTGGGGCGAGAAACACAATGTATCGATCAGGGTCCTCATAATCTTCATGAGAAATGAACATGATATTTCCGAAAGACTCTGGCCTCACACTATAAAGAAACTTGTCCCCAGAGGGATCGTCCGCGAACGGTATGAGCCCCTGCGGAAAGTCCGGCGTTTGATCCACCATCATGACATAGGTGTCTTCGAAGGTAGTTCCGATGGGATCTTCTACGTTCATAGGCAGGAATGTTTCGACGTCATATGCGTCTCCATCCTTGGGAAAAAATTGAGGGCGGGGCGTGCCGCCGTTGTGCCGAAGGTAGTGTTCCTTGAGATCCTGCGGCAAGCGAATACCGAGGCGATTCTCCACGCGCTTGATATCCAGTTCGGAAAGCGGTGGAGCAGTACGCTCAAAGACAACCATTGCCTGTCTCCTCTAACGCTCGCGCTGGCCAACCTACTTAGGGAGATGGCCTTAGAAGCCATGGCAAATTCAGATCCTGACCATTCAAAGCAAGCATCGCTCGACACCCGGTCCAAACCCACACGGTAAGGAAGTTGGGGCTCGGTACCACTTCCAGCACACCTTCCCTGTCGCAGAGGACCGTCAGCAACAGTTGAGAATCCGGCGAAAGAACAACCTCCTCAGCCCAAGGTTCCACGATCACCGTCAACGGCCCGGGGTTGTGGTTGATTACGACGTATTTTACGGTCGTATCTGTCATTGGAAGTTCCTCAAGATTTTCGCCAGCAACGCTGCGCGATGGACTGCCGACAGGTTGGATGGATTGTCACGCGCCACACCCTCATAGATTTTTTGGAAGGCCGCAATAGATCGTGCGGTAATGCCGGCCGATTTGAGTCTCGATATTATTTCGGCAGTCGCTTCGGTGGAAGCCGCGCGTGATGCTTCCAGCCCTTGTTCGAAACCGGCAAGTCGCCCAAATTGCGCTCGCTTTATTCCTTCGGGCAAGGTGGCTTCCGCTTCGGCAATGGCTTGTCTGGCGGCGCTGCCCGCAGCAGCTCTACCTGCCGCAGAGACTGTTGACCCGGCCAGCCCGTCAGCAACCGCGGAGCCTCCCACGCCAAACAGACCGAGCGCCTCGGCACCCGCAATCGCCAGCGGCGGAAGCAGCAGCGAACCGACCCCAAACGCTCCCTCGATCTTTGCAGCTGTCGGATTATTCCGCACAAGATCTGTCACCCCTTCCGATTGAGCGAGTTCGGGAGCGGCTAGCTGATTAAAGAACTTGACGAAGGGCGAACCCGAACCACCTCCGACCGCAGAATCACCGGAAACAGCCGACTTTGGCTGGGCGGACAGCACGGGCTGCGGCTGGCTTTGCGGTTGAGCCTGTGTCAACTGGGGCTGCACTCTCTGCCCCGATTGCGCCAGCGCCGGCTCACTCTGCGCTTGCGGGCTTTGCGCCTGCTGGGGCTCATCCTCAGGGAATGGGTTGTGGTCGACTGGAACGAGAGAGGCATTCTCGAAGTCCGGCTGATGCTCGACCGGCACCAGAGAATAATCAGCCATGATGAACGACCAGCAGATATTTGCCGGGACGGTTAGAATCCGACACGTAGTGGTGGCCGTCCCTCGCCTTGCGGGCGCCCGGCGGATATGACCGCTGCACCTTCCCCCCTTCGATCGCCGCCTTCAGATGCGTCTCCAGCACCGTCATCTTGGCGTCGAGCGTGGCCTTGATCTTGGCCAGCTCGATCTCCCCTTGCGTCTTGACCTGGAGATGGATCGCGTCCGCTTGCGCCTTCTCGCGTTCGATCTGCACCCGGTGGGCGGCGGCAAGCTGGTCGGCCTGAACGCGCGCCTGCAGCGCCAGCAATTTCGGATCGGGCGGCGGCTGCGGTGGCGTCGGCGGCGGATGCAACAGCTGCCCGGTCTGCGGATTGACGGCCATGGGATCGCAAAAGAACTGGTCCGGGTTGCGATGCCCCATGATCCGCGTCAGCTCGGCCGCGGTGTTGTAGAGCTGACGGTCGCCGACCAGGTTGAGCTTGCCGCCGGCGAGCAGCTCCTTCTGCACGTTGGCGATCGCCATGGTCTGGGCGAATTGCTGGGCCTTGCCGCCGGCGCCGAGGCCGACATTAATGGTCATGTCCTCGCGCGTCTTCCAGTTGCGCGGATTGACGGCGACCCAGGCATTGCGCAGCCGCACCGTCTCCTCGCGCTGGCCATGCTTGCGGATGGTGCCGTGCAGCAGCGCGAAGATATCGCGCACGCCTTCGGCCATGACACGCGCGATCAGCTTGATGCGCATCTGCGAGGCAGAGAACACCTGCGCGACCGCGGTCGCCGATTGGTTCTGCAACGCGTTGGCGTCGATGCCCTGCGCCTGCTTGGCGAGGCCGGTGCGGATCTCGAGCTCGGCGTCGAGATATTGCAGCATCGGATAGATCGACGTGGTGATATCAGGCACCACCTGCCAGTTCAGCCCGCCTGCCGTCTTGGTGCGGACCACTCCGCCCGGCCGCGACACCAGCAGGTCGTCGAGCGTATTCGGCCCGGCGTTCTGCTCGGCGACCTCGACGCGCGGATTGTTGTGCAGATAGAGATTGTCCAGCGCGCCGCGCTTCAGCGCTGTCTTCTCGCGCTGCAACGGCATCACGAGATCGGCGATCGAGCGGCCGAAGAAGCGATGGGTCACCGGCACCGGCGTGGTCGCCGCGAACGGCATCTCGTCGAACGGCGTGATGCAGTCCTTGCCGTCCTTGCGCAGGATCTCGGCCTGGTCGCCGCCCGTGATGACCTGGTAGAGGCAGGGACGGCCCGAGCCCTCGTAGTCCATGCGAACATAGTGCTCGGTGATGCGCACCAGCCGCGCCGCAGCGTTGGCGCTGCCGCCGCCTGATGTCGCGGACAGATGCTCCTCCACCGTGTCGCGCGCCAGCGTCTCGATCTCGGTCATGCCGGTATGCGGCAGCAGGGCCCTGATCTGGCCGGCCTCGAAACCTTCCGCGATCAGCTGCGCCTCGGTCTTGGTGACGACCTCGTGGAAGCAATAGTTGCAGTCGCGGATGCTGCGTGCACCGCGCTCGATGCCGAATTCTTCGGGCGGCACACCCATCACCCGCGCCTGCGCGAGTTTGCGCGTGGTGACGATGGTGACGTCATGCGTGACGAGAGAGCCCATCGGCGCGGGTTGCGCCGGGGCTAGCAAGGGAACGGGCATGTGTGATTGAACTCTCGGTTCTGCGCAAAGGCTCGCCGCTCGATGCGGCGGGCCGGGTTAGTAACCGTTGTTGCGCATATATTCCTGGATCATGCCGAGCAGGCCGCCTGCCGGCACCCGATCGGGACTCGATGGATCGATGGCTGTAACCGATGGGCCGGCTAGGACAGCGGCAGTATCCCGCACAGGTCGAGACGCGTCCTTCCGCGGCGAGGCCAAGGCCCATTGATCCAACGCGCGTTTGGGGGCGGAGGCAAACAGCGCCTCGAGTGGAAACCGCTCCGTTGGAAGCGACGTCGAGGTCGACCGATCGCCCGCGTTGCCGCCGCGTGCAGCAGGTCGTGGCGACAGCGCTGACGAACTCGTATCTGGCTGCGCAGTCCCATCAATGAACGAGGCAAGCCTACGAAACGAATCCGGCGAGACGTCCCGGAATGGCGCAGGAGCAACGCTGTCCCACCGATCGCCGATGCCGTTGCTGTCACCGATCGGCCCGACCCCCCTGAGTACAGCGTCCGGTTGCATGTCCGGAAACATACGCGGCGCACCGAATGAAGGCGTCCGCAAGCTCGGGGCGTTACGCCCCGATGCGGTTGGTGCGCCACCCGGCCCGCCCACGGCATCGGAGCGTATTCCAATCTGATGTAATTCACCGCCAGGCGCACTCTTTCCCGGATCTGTTGGAGCAAACGGATCTGCTGACCCCGGCGTCATGGGAACATGAGCACTATTGATCGAATCCGACGTGGCCGGGGGCGGAAGCGTAATATTGTCTGTGATGCCCAAGTCGCCTGCGACTGCCGCATGCCGGAGCCGCTTGAGAGTTAGGTCGATCGATTCAATTACGGATTTTAGGACGCCACTCTGATCGTCAACGGATTGCTGCGCGCTGAGAATCGAATTCTTGGAATTTGTTAGGTCTCGAACAGTACTGTCATAACCAGGCTCGTCACTGAGCGGCTTTCGAATCCCCTCGACATTAAAGGATCCCGACCCGTTCAGATAATGATCAATAACGTCGTTCGCTTGACCGATAATCTCCGCTCTATCGGCTTCGGTGATTGTTGTGGCCGAATGACCTGGAGGCGGGCAACGGGCGCCTTTCGATGGTCGCCATACTGTACTTAATCCGTCTGTGTTTCAACGATTTCGATGAAGTCGTATTCTAATATAGAGAGTGCCCGCGTACTCATTCTGAATAAACAGAGCGCCCTGGGCCGGCCGCCCGCGATAGAAAGGAACTATTGATAGCGGCTTGGCCGGATCTATGTTCACGAAATCCGCGGCACCGACGAAATAGCAGCAACTGAGTTCGCTGCCGTATAAGTGAATCGTGGCACTCCGAGTCTCGTAAGGAAGCACGATTATCGTCAGCCACAATCCGAACGCCTCGATGTCCGCGCTACATACTTGATCAAATCGACACCTAACTGAGCCTGCGTCCTTGGCGCCTCGAACCTCAGCGCCAAAATCAACATCATAATCGTCTGCCCATGACCGACCGGTCGAGGCAAGCAGGCAAAAAAGGAACAAGATCAAAGTACCCAACAAAGGGACGTATCGCGCAGAAGCTCCGACCTCGGAGCGCTTGTCACGGGCGAGCTCCGCCTTGACGATACGATATTGACCTTCCGCCATACTTCACTCCCATTCATCGGGAACGTAACGTTTATGAACTTGCACGACGGCGTCATGCGGTTTTAGACAGGAGAGGGGCACGTCAACATGATAGACTTTTTGTGCTCTGTAGTCGGGGTCATCGCGCGGGACATATCGCTGGTCGTCTCGGACCCAGCATTCGCCCGAATAGCTGCAGGCCTTGCTGGGTGCCGGGGCGCACTGCAAACCAAGAGCTTCTGCATCGTCGCGAGAGATGTCCCTGGCAGACGTCTGCTCGATGATGAACGTTTCGTCAATTGCTTCAGACCATCGACGTCATGATTGGAGTTGCGGCCAATGAATTTCGCCAGTTGGCCTTCGCCCGATCCCGTAGGATCGATGTCGACGCGAGGCCACGGCCAGACCAGGAGCATCCGGATATGATGAAAGCAATGGCCAGCAGCGAGAGAACGTTGAGTATCGGAAACTTCGGCATTCCAAGTGCTTCTCCGGGCAAATACTTGATCTGCTCATCCTTCGGGAATCGCGTGTAGCTGCCTCGATCGGCCGCGATGCAAAGCGGCCAACAACAGCTAAACGTCTTTCGCCGTATGAGCGCGCGCGCACTTCACCACTATCTCTAATTTAGATAGAACAAAGCCAGAACTTAGTCAAACGAGACCTTGGGCTGCCGAACCGCCACAGTCCGTCCGCGGATAACGCATCGCCAATGCCCATCAGCCGCGCCTGCGCGAACTTGCGCGAGGTGACGACGGAGATCCCGTCGGCGCTGACGCGCCGGAGCTAGCAAGGGAATGGGCATGCGCGATACGCGCGGCGCTGAATTGCATCAAACCGCCAACTAGTAAGCGTTGTTGCGCGTGTATTCCCGGATCATGCCGAGCAGTCCGCCGGGCTGCTGCTCTTCGGGCGCATATTGGCCATCTCTCAAGCCGGCAAGCCCGGTCGAAGCTCTCCAGTCGCCCATCCCGCTCCCGAGTGAATTCCGATCCTCCATGCCCAAATTTCTCACCGGGGCAGCGCTGTCGGGGCCGATCGATCCCATGCGGGATGTCAGCGTCCGGACAAGTGGTGATGCTTCATCGATCGGCCCCATTGCAGGAGGCGCGAAGAACATTCTCAAGCGCTCGGCAAGCTGTTCTGGGGTCCACGTGTATGTGGCCGCCAGGCCGGGGCGCGCCGGTCCGATCTCGAGAGAGGACACCTTGCTCTTCGACGGCTGTGGAATCCCATTCGCGTCCGGAATGGATACGTTCAAGGTAGGGACGAATGGAAAGAGATTTCCACTCGCGCCATATCCGAGAGTGTCATCCGACTTGATTCCGGCCGTCAGGAACGACAACCCAAGCCCCCCTCCTCCCAAACCCAAGCCACCTGTCACCGTGACCGGCGGAGACGTCGGCGAACCCGGATTCCAGTAATATGAGCCACCGATCCCAAAAGGACCAATCGGCAGAGAGAGTGAGACTCCATCGGCTCGAAGATTCCCATTCTCGTTGACGGACATTGCGATGATTACCCCAATTGCGATTTCACAAAGATTGATCTGGCACGCTTGCCGAAGCTTACTCAGGCGCCGTTCGACGGTCAGTTGCGATGATCTGACGGCGACGACGCTCGCTTGCTCTCATTGCAAGTTGTCACGCGGATGAGCTAAGATTGCAGAAAACGTCTGATCATTGGGCGGTGGAACATGAATGGGCTGCAAATCGGCTTCACATTGATCTGGGTCGCCGGCCTTGCCTTTCTATTTGCCCGCGCCTTGAATTACAGCCGCCTCGTCCTCAACAATCTCGCACCCGGTGAGACTTGCTGGGAGCCCTCCGATTTTCGGCTGTTCTTCAGCTTCAGGCGCTTTCGCTTGTTCGGCAACTACGTCGAACCGACCCATCTGACAGACCTCGGCCGGGAATATCAGAAACGTGTCCGCCAGACCGACGTCATCGCCTTTTTCTGGACGCTCGGCGGCCTCGTGGCTCTGGCGATCTTCTTTTCGTGAAGAGATGCAGTTCGCGCAGCGGTCAAGAAGCGGTGGAAGAAGCTCACCCCGATCGGCCATCGGAATGAAAAAACCCGCAGCGGATTTTCCGCGCGGGTTGATCTTAACTCTTTCGATGATGCCACTTTAGAGGTGTTTTGCCCGACGCGTCAAGCCGATTTCGGATTTTTAGATCTGACCCACGACTTGGCCCGGCGGCGAATAGCCGTTATTGCGCATGTCGTCCTGGATCATGCCGAGCAGTCCGCCGGCCGTGCCGCTTGTCGCGGCATTGCTTGTATCGCCTCGCATCGACGATGCCATGGACAAGCCGGGCTCATTTGCGAACACGCCGATCGGCCGGCTGGCCTGCAACGGCTGGGGCCCATTGAGCAGTCCGCGCAATTCTGCTCGTAGATCCTCGAACATTTGATGGCGTAAAACACGCTGTAAACAAAGGCCGCCAAGAACAACACGCCGAAGACCATCGCATCCGCCCTCCCCAAGGCCGCCCTCCAAGGGATGTCTGGCCGGCCGGCCACAGCGATGAATGGCTAACGTCAAACGACCTCGCGCAAAGCCTGCAGAGTATCTCCCTGATCTGTCCCCTCGTGCACCGTGTGCGCGACGATCTTCATCGCGCCGTTCGATTCCGCGACGTCCTGGGCCAGCAGCGCGAACTGGTCGTCTGTGAGGTCGTAATAGGTCTCGCGGCTCTCCTCCTCCCGCTCCTCCCACCAGACCTTGACGATGCCGGCCTTCGACAGCAGCGCGTCCTTGATGAAGGAATACAGCACCATGAAGCCGCCGTTCTGCTGCATGAAGACGTGATTGACGTAGTCCGTCTCCTGCTGCGCAGCGGCGACATCCTCCGGCCCCACCGGCTCGAAGCGCACGACCTCGTCGGAGCCGGCAAAGATGTCCATCAGCTGCGGCATCAGACCTTCGACGGTGTCGGCAACGTCGGTCGACACCGCGCGCGAGCGGCCGTCCTGCGCCGGCATGTCCTTGCGCATGTCACCGAGATAATAGTCCATCGCATCCGCCCGCTCCTCGGCGAGCCGCGCTGCCGACATCGCGGCAAGCGCATTGGCCTTCTCGGAGGCGAGCATCGCCTTCACTTCGGAAATCGACATCATTGTCATGAGATACCTTTGGTCAAAACTCATACACCGCAGCTTCACCGGCGCGACAGATACGGCACCGGCGGAGCACCCGTCGTAAACACATTCGCCTCGTTCGAATCATCGCGCCGGGTCAACCGGCGGATGTCACTGCGACGGATAGCGGGCGCATCGACGGCGTTCTGTTCTTCGAGCGCGTTCGGAGCCAGCGCGCTGGCAGCCGGAGACCACGGCGCATCGTATCGATCTCCGATGGCCGAATAGCTTGCACTTGCCGGGCCCAAGACCCCACCGAGGCCGCTCCATTTGCCGAAGCGATCGGAGAGATCCCAGGGCGCGGCACCAGGCGCTGGAAGTGAATTGTCGAGCACCTGTTGGGCCCGTGTCGTTCCGGCCAGGAAGGGGATCGGCGCAGTGGTCGGGGCTCCGGCAATGCGACTGGCCGCATCCGGCGACAACATGTTGGGCGGAGCGGGATGTTGCGGCCAGCTCGTGGCGCCGAACGCCGGCTCTACCGCCTGCGTTTGCGCGAGCCAAGGAATGGGTTGGCTGCCGGCGTCCCACGGCGCGTGGCGGGACGCTGCGGTATGTCGAGACGCTGCGGCGTGCTCCATCTTCTTGTTTGCCCAGGAGATAACCCAGCTGGCTGTCTTGCCACGAAGGAAGGGATTGGCCTTGATGGCGTTGTCGTCGAGAATCGACTCCACCGGCGTATTCGGATCCGCCTTCATCAATTTGACGCCGCCACCCGGGCCGGCAAAGTGCATGAGATAGGTCGATGTCGGCGTGACGGGGACGCCGGCCCGGCGAAGCCTTGCTTGGTTCTCCGCCGCATAACTGGCGGTCATCTCTTTCGAAAGGTCGGCATCTTTGCGAAGCTCAAGGATCTCTGCGTCCGATTTGCCTCGCGCCAGCTCGGGCTTGAGGCGCTTGATCATCTCGAGCCAGGTCCCGTTGATGAACTGCCCGAGCCCGAGCGCGCTCGATGTCTTGTTCGGCTGGTTCGCCTTCTTGAGATTGCCGCTGCTCTCGGCCGAAATGATCTTGTCTAGAATGTCCATATTGCCTTCCACAAACGAGAAAGGCGGCCCGCGAGGACCGCTTGCCTGATTTCAAGGATTGACGTTGTCGGCGCGAGCCGTGCGGGGGCGCAGCGAGCCACCCAACGACTCGATCTGATCAGTAACTGTCGACTGGCAACCGCCAGAAATGGTCACACTGCGGTCAGAGCTGCCCCGCGCCGCGGCGTCGTCGCATTACTTGCCACTCGGAGATCCCCACTTGCGTTCATCGGGATTGAGAGCCTCTCTCATCACGGCAAGCTGCGCGTCGGTGGCGGCGCCGAGATAGGACATGACACCTTCGTGGACAAGCACACCCCACGCCTGGGTGCCGCTCGGCGCAAACATGAGGGCCAAGTGCGTGCGACTGCAATTGTATTCCTTCGCGCAGACCGTGAATACTTCGTATTTGACTCCGTGTATGTCGACCAGCTCGGCGGAACTGCTGCTATAAGCAACATCGTTCCTGGCGAGAACATCCCGGGCCCAGCCCGGCAGCTTGCCGGCATGCTCGATCAGATTCTTTGACGCTTGCGCATAGGCAGGCCTCTTGAGCACGTCGAACAAATACGGGGTTGTCACCTTTGGCGGCAATTCGGGGACAGCGAGCTGCTTTCTCAGCACCGCCTGCTGCGCATCGGTCGGATTTCCAAGGAAGGACACAACCCCTTTTTCGCGCAGGCCGGCCCACGCCTGCGCGCCATTCGGCGCAAACAGGAGGACAATTGTGGTGTCGTCGCAATTCGGCTGAGGCACGCACATGTGGAATTGCTCGTGGGTAATGCCGGCAATGTTCTCGGTGGTGCGCACGCCACTGATGTAAGGCCCGTTTTTCTTCAGGATTTCCCTGGTCCAGCCAGGAGCGTTACCGAGCAGGGTCATCAGGCTCTGAACGTAGGCAGGCTTTTGCAAAACCCCGGACAGATAGCCGATGGCCATTGCCGGTGAACAGGCAATGCACAATGTAACCAGACCGATGGCTGTCCAACGAACTTGTCGTCTCATGGGTCCCCCTTCGGATGAACCAGTCATCTCACTACCACAGGTCGCGCCACGGCGAACAGATTGTGGCTATGAACAATTAGCCAAATAGCAGCAACGTCGGAGCCATCCGGATCAAACTGCGGACATCGGCGAGCCGCACGGTGTCTTCGACGTAAACCTGCTGCGGGTTCGTCTCCTTGATAAAGGGAAGCGCCGCAGCATTCACCCCTATTCGCGCCAAGTAATTCCATACGTGTCATTTCCAAAATAAAGCCGAAGCACGACGCAGCCTCCTGTCGGTGGACAGGGCCCTTGCGTCAACCTTCGAACGCGGAGCCAGTATCAGAATGACTGGGCACCAAAGACGATCGCAAGAAATACAACGACCATGATCAAGAAGCCGATGAAGCCGGCAACATCTCGCGCGATCACCACGCGGCCGGCGCCGTCACGGCAAAAACCAAGCCAGTTGAAGCGCTCTTGAGCGACGTTCGGCGAATGCACATAGGCCCGACCAAACGACAATGTCGGAATGACGATTCGCGCGATCGAACATCCGATGAATTCGAAGAAGAGCAAGTACAGCAGCTATTCCATTGGCCATGCCCTCCGTCCTCACGACAACATGCCGTAACAAATCGCCGCCATCGCGAGCAGCACCGAAAGGCACATCGCAAACCCGATCCAACCCGCAGCGTCCTGTCGCAACTCGATCCGTCCATCCGCGTCGCGACGATACCAGGGACGACGCAGCGGCGACGTCGATGTGCTGAACGGCTCGACATAGATATGTCCGGATGAAAGGAGTGGCAAAGCAGCTCGCGCCACCGTGTACCCGATCAGCTCGGCCAGCATTCGCAACGCCGGCATCGCAAAACTCACGCAGTGATAGAGACTACACCAATTAGAACATAACAAGAACACTTGTCAACCACTGGTACTACTCCGCTGCTGGTCCGTCTCACATCCATCCCCGCTCGGCATACCGGATCGGCCGGTTGAACGCGGCGACCCTGCCCGGTTGCTCGTAGCAGATCGCCATCAGTCCCAGCGCGTCCGCAGCGTGGCTCGACCAGTCGTGCTCGGGACCGAGACCGATGTTGCGCGTCTCGTCCTTGCGCTCGTGATAGAAGCCGAGCGCTTCGCGGCCGGCCTCCGTCGTGTCGGTGTTGAACCAGAGCTGCGGGCCGAGCCGCCGCAGCGCCTCGATCCGCATCATGGCCGCGCCCGGCCCCTGGTTCTTCACCGGCGGCTCGACCTTGAAGCCGGCCTCGCGCAGATGATCCTCATAGCGCTTGCCGGTGACGTTGTTGGCGGCCATGCCATCGTGCGGAAGATAGAGCACGGCGTTGTCATAGCCGCGCGAGCGCAGCCAGTTGACGTGAAACGCCAGCACCTGGCCGACGCTTTCGTAATAATCCAGGATGCGAATTTCGCTGCCGACCCATTGCACGATCCACATCGTGAAAGCATCCGCCGCAGCGCCGGCGCCGCCGATGTCGATGAAGGCGCGCAGCGGCAGGAGAGGATCGGCCGAGACTTTTCCGATCCGTCCTCCGGCACGCGCCTCCGACAGCAGCGAGGCAAAGTAGGCGCCCTCGAAGGCGCGGGCGTACTCGCCTTCCCAGATGTGATCGTAGCGCTCGGGGTAGAGCTTTTGATCCAGGAGCCGCTCCTCCCCGAGCACATCGGGAAACCACGGATTGTCGCGCCAGTTGGCTTTCACCACCACCGCGCCGTCCGGCTGGCGCCCGCGCAGAAAATCGTCGATCGCATCGCTCTTGCGGCGCGGATTCCAGCTGGCCCAGAGCTCGGAATCCTTGGCGCGGATCGTCGGCCGCAGCAGCGCGAGGCTGCGTGCGCTTAAGGATTGCGCCTCGTCGATCCAGGCGATGCGAAATCCCTCCAGGGATTTGATCGAGTCCGCCGTGTGATCCTGAAGCCCGCGGAAGATGATGAGCCCGTCGCCGGGCGTCTCGATCTTGTCGCTGAAAAGCCTGAAGCCGTGGCCGAGCCGAAGGCTCGCGATCTTGCCCTCGATCAGCCGCTTGGAAGACTGCGCCAGCGAACGCTGCGCCTCGCGAATGCAGACCGCGAGCGTGCCGCGCTCGGCCTGGCAGGTCTCGACCAGGAGCTCGCCGAAGAAATGCGACTTGCCCGAGCCACGTCCGCCGTAAACGCCCTTGTAGCGCGCAGGCTTCAGCAGCGGCTCGAAGATCTTCGCCGTCGGAATTTTCAGGATGGACAATGGCTAAGCTCGCTCACCCTAGGGCAGGCCGGTGCGCCTGCGCCACATCGCGGACCAGTCTTCGATGTCTGGAGTTTCAGGTTGCCCTTGCCGAGTTTGGCCCAGGTCAGGAGAGGCCGCGTTTTCAGAGAATGGCGGCCAGAGCCCGAAGAGCCCTCCGAACTGTTTCTGCGCAGCTGGTGGGAACGTGGAAGCGGGGCCGACGTTCGGAACCTCCGTCGGGTTTGTGTCGAACGCGGATCGGTTTGGTATTCCTGCAGGCATTCTCGTCAGGATCCGCACGTGTTCAGGAGACGTTGCAGGCACCACGCGGGCGTTCCGGAGATATTGCCGATACTCGGGGATGTAAGCTGGCGATGCCGGATTCGGGTCGAATGGCCCCAAGGCATCGGCAAACGCGCTTGGATCCATGAGGCGTCCTTCAGAATCTTTGATCTGATAGTGAACATGTGGATCTCCCGGCGTCCCATCACGGCGGAAAACGCCCGTATTCCCCATCGTCCCAATGAGCTGGCCCGCGGCCACTGGATCGCCGATCTTCACATGTCTGGCGTTGGTGTGGAGGATTTGATGAAGGAGGCCGTTCTTGTCTCTGATCGCGATCGTTCCCCACTTGTCCTCACCGGCGTTTTCAACCACACCGTCGACGGGCGATCGCACCGCCGGATTGCTCTTGTTCAAACGCGCCTCTCGTCCACCGACATAGTTGAAGTCGATACCTCGATGCGGATTCGATGAGCCGGGCGGTCTGTTGGACGTCTCTCCGTATCCACTCCTGACATGGGGCGGCACGCTTCCGATGGGTTGCAGGATCCTCCGCATCATATCTTCCCAGGACATATTCAACTCCATTCGAAAGCGGCAAGCCAGCGCGCTCGCCTACACCTTACGATGGTGCGGTTTCAGCCGGCTTGCTCAACCACTGATAATTGTCTAACTACGTTGCGCGCAGGGCACGCAGGACGTGACCGCTCAATCTGCTCGACACGGAGACACGTGTGAGAAAGTTCCTCGTCCTCGGAATTCTAGGTCATGCGATGCTGATGCTGGTGGCGTTCGCCCCCGTTGCGATCGCACAAGAGCGCCCCGCGCCGGCATTCGACAAATGGCGTCCGAAGGCCGGTGCCTATGCCGAACCCGGCAAGAATTTCGAGTCGAACTGCGACGAAGGCAACGACATGACGATCGGCGCAAAGTCGGTCAGCGGTTCCGAATGGGTCTGCGATTTCAAGAAAATCACCGATCTAGGACCGGGCTCGCTGAAGGTTGAAATGGTCTGCGACGATTACAATCTGGCGCAGAACCTCAACCCGCGCGATCCCAACTGGGCGAGCAGGCAATTCAACGAAGTCATGTTCGTCAAGCGGATTGATGACGCGACAATCTCCGTTCAGAAAAGCCTGAACGGGAAGTTCAAAGACCCTCCCTGGCGTGCAGCCTATTGCCCTCTGAAGACGCAGCGCGCGCTCGCCGAGGCCACGCTGAGAGCCAAGGTGGAAGCAAAGCAGAAGGCCGAAGTGGAACTCACTCTCAAGAGCGCTCATCCGCAGGATGGCGTCTACGCCGCGGCAGGTGCTGATTTTGAGGAACGTTGTGCAAGATTCAGGGACACGGTCGTTGCATTCGCCAGGAAGTCGATCACGACGGCCTCGAATATCTGCCAGATCAGGAATACGCAGGTTCAGCTTCCCGACACGGTCAGGATCGACGCCGACTGCATGTTGCAATCGGCCCCAGGCCCTGACGCCGTCCGCGTGCAGGACCCGGACACCATTCAGGACCGCAAGAACCTGATGTTCAAGAAGATCGACGACAAGACCGTCATCCTCTGGATCATCAACAACGGACACTTTACAGGCGATGGCCGGAAGCTGTCCTATTGCAGCGACCAGGTGCAGCGCGCCTATGCCGGGCAGCGCCGGACCGGCAAGCAGAGCAAGAACTAG